GGGGGTGGGTGCCTAACATCTGGGGGAGTCGTTTCGGGGACCGGGCGGGCGTACCTACATGAGTTTCGGGGATTCGTGTAGGTACAGGTACGTAGGTACGGATGCCGGTTGAGTTGTACCTACGATGAGAGGACTAACATGCTGTTAGTGGAAAAAGAGCTAGCCGGAAGGTATTTCAATCGGATTCTACCTGTACCTTCGTTTCTCGTTTCTGCCGCTGGCGACGCCGATCGCTTATTCCTCTCACATCATGTAGGTACAAATCAACCGGCATCTGTACCTACGTACCTGTACCTATGAGAGTCGCACGTAGGTACACCGCGACAGCCGCGTGCTAGGGCGTACGATCGCTTACGATACGCCTAGCACGCGGCTCGGCTGGCGATCGGTTTACGACGCCCCGCGGAGGTCTACAGGAGTCCGCATAGGTACGTAGGTACGTCGTAGGTACAACGACGTACGATCGTCGGCTTACGACGTCGGGCGGTCGTCGGCTTACGACGTACGATGGGGGGCCGTCGGACGCCAATCCGTACCCGCGTGCGGACCTCCGGAGAGTCGCCCCACCGGGCCTTCGTTGCTCTGCTACGCGAGGATGCCGCAGGCCCGCTGGGCGACTCTCCTGCGGTCCCCTGACGTCGGGCGGCGCAGCCGCCAGCCGCCGATCCGGCAAGGCCCGCTGCCGCGACTCTCCGGCAGTCCGCCGACGTCCCGCCGCCCGGACTTCCCGGAGAGTCGCGGTCTGGCGGCTGCGCCGTCCGGCGGGCTTCTCGGAGACTCTTAGACCGGGGGCTTCTCGGAGAGTCCGGCGGCTCCGCCGCCCTCTCCGAGAATCGCGGCCCCCGGCCACGCCGGAGTTCTCCGAGAGTCGCGGCAGCGCGGGCACGCGAAAGCCCCCCGGCCCGAGGGGCCGAGGGGCTTGTCGCTCCTGCCGGTCAGCGGCAGGACGCGCAGAGGTTCTCCAGGTTGAGCGCGATGTTCACGCTCTCGCACGAGCGGCAGGTCCCCCAGCCGCTGTCGTGGTGCGGCGGGATCAGCAGGTGCGGGCGGATCTGCACCCGCTGCGAGCGGCCGGACGGGGTCCGGAGCTCGACCACCACCGGCCCGTCGGCGACGTCGATGCCCTCGAGGAGGGCCGCGAGGTCGACGTCCACGACGTGCGTCGTGAAGGTCATGCGGGTGACGGCGACGTTGTCGCGCTGGGTGCGCGAGGCGTTGCGGAGCTTGGTCGTCATGTCGTGCCTTTCGTCGTGGCGGACCCCGGTGGCCCGCCTCGTGGAGCGCCGGGGGCTCGCACCCCGGATGCCGCTTGTCGCTCCTGCCGGGTGCCCCGCCCGAGCGGGGCACCCGTTGTCGCTCCTGCCGGTCAGGCGGTGAAGGTCGCCCAGACCGTGTCGAGCAACTCGGCCGGGGCACCGGCCTCGGCGAGCGCGGTGACCACGCGGGCGGTCGCCTCGGCGGCGTCCTCGCCGATGGTGAGGATGTCGCCAGCCGCCGCGACGGCCTTCCACGCGGCGGAGGAGGAGGACGCGACCGTCTTGCGGGCACCCGAGGTGGACGTCCACCCGAGGTGGACCAGCGCGTGGACGAGGGCCGCGTGCCCCTGGCCCCGGCCCCACGCGGCGAGAGCCCGCGTGGCCTGGATGTACGCGGCCGAACCGGCCGAGCCCGAGCCGCCGTTGCGCAGGCGGAACTGGAGCGCGACGTCGGCGACGAGCGCGTCGGCCGCGAACGCGGGGACGACGATGGCGGGAGATGACTTGGTCATGAGAGACCCCTTCGGTAGTGGCGACCCCTTGGTGGGCTGCCTGAGGTCAGCATAGCACGCGGGCTAGGCGCACCCAAATCCACGGGGCCGCGCACGACCCCGATTTCGCGTCTGAGATCGGCCGAGGTCGGCCTCACCGGCTTTTCGGATCGCGCATGGCCGAATCTCTTCTCCACGCGCATGGCGCGACTCGCGTGCATGGCCTACACTGCGGATGGTCGGATGCTCCCGTGGAGATTCGCAGCCGCTACTCCCAACAACGACAGAGGAGAAGTCATGGCTGTGAAGTGCGTGTTCTACATCTCAGGCGTCGAGAAGCGAGCGAATGGTGTCGGTGTCCTGAATGCCCAGGCGACGGCGAAGGGTCCCTACAAGGAGTGGGCGCAGTTCACTCCGAGCGGGACTCTCCAGATCACGAGCCTCAACGCCGCTGCGACGGACTGGTTCCTCGAGCGAATCGGTACTGACGTTGTCCTGACGATCGACGACGCGACAGAGGCGGATCTGCTGACGCCGTAGTACCCTGGCGCGCATGGCCTCCCTATCGTCCACTGCCCTCGCAGAGGGACTGAAGGAGCGCCTAGCGGGCAGAGTTGTCCTCCAGCATCATCAGATCCCCCCGTGGAGGATCCCCACGCACTCTGCCCGCGACCCAGGCGAGAATCCGGACGCGTTGGGCTTCGCGATGATGGCAGGGCGTGGTGCCGGGAAGTCCTTCGCGGCGATGTGGGAAGCCCACACCACCCTCTCAGAGACCCCGAACATCCGAGCCCGGGTCATTGCTCCGACATTGGGCGACGGCATCGCCGCCGCTGTGGACGGCCCGAACGGGTTGCTCACTCTGTCGAAGGGCAAGGCCCGCTGGCTTCCTAGTGCGCCTGGAGGCGCGTGTGTCCGCTACCCGAACGGATCTAGGATCTGGATTGTGGGGACTCCCACGGAGAAGGACGTGGACCGTCTTCGTGCTCTGACGAACGTGGACTTTGACGTGTTCGAGGAGTTCTTCGCGAACCCGTGCGCTGCCTCCGCGTTTCAGCAGGCGGCGCTGTCTCGCCGACGGGGGAACCGGCGATGGCTGGTGTCCTCAACCCCACGTCCCCATGCTCTGATCAAGGAGTGGGAGAAGGACGAGAGGGTCGTTGTCCGGCGAGGGACCAGCATGGACAACAAGTACATCCCGCTCGACTGGCTGCACGTTCTCGAGACTCAGTACAAAGGGACGCGGCTGTATCGTCAAGAGGTTCTCGGTGAAGTCATCGAGGACGTGGAGGGTGCGCTGTGGAAGGCGAACGACATTGAACGATCGAAGGTCACCGGACCCCCTTCCGCCGTGGCTGGCATCTGTGATCGGATCGTCGTGGGCGTGGACCCGCCGACGGGGAACGGGACGTGCGGGATCGTGGTCGTCGGGCAAGACGCCGGGGGTCACATGTACGTCCTTGACGACCGGTCGGTTGAGGAGGCGAGTCCGCACGTCTGGGCGGCGCGGGTGAAGGACGCCGCTGACACGTACGACGCTGCCGTGATCGCCGAGATCAATCAGGGCGGGCAGATGGTGAAGGAGGTCATCAACTCCGCGGGGCACGACCTCCCGATTCACACGGTGAACGCCACGAAGAACAAGAAGACGCGGGCGGAGCCGATCGCCCTGCTGTGGGAGGTCTCGGAACAGATCGTCCACATGGTGAGCACGTCGGTGCCCCTGATCGACCAGATGTGCGAATGGGTGCCGGGAGAGGGTGCCAGCCCGGACCGGGTGGACGCGCTGGTCTGGGCGTGCTGGTATCTACGCTCGCGACACACCGCGACCGTCCGGGGGTATGTTGCTCAGCCCGTGGGTCCGGTAGGGTTGCCGACAGCCCTGAGCAGCGTGCGTATGGGAAGATTCTGAGAGGAGAATCGGATGAACGTGACACACGACTTGATCGCGGCGGTGACGGGACCCGGATGGAAGTTCGGTCTGAGCCGCATCCTCATCAACGACGAGGACGAGGGGGTCGTGTTCGTCGCCGGCAGTGACGAGCCGTACGCCGCGTTCGTCGTGCAGCACGTCAGTACCGGGCGAGGGGCCGGGACGAACGAGGACGGCGACATCACGTGGCGCAGGCGCGGGTCCTCGTGTCAGTACAAACTCGCGAAGTGCAAGGTCTCCACCGAGCAGATGACGCAGCGGTGGGAAGACTCCCTGGCAGAGCCGCCGGAGCCGGAGACCGTGGAACTGCCGGAGGACGACGAGCCCGAGGCGGAGTCCCCGCCGGACGGCTCTGCCGCCGTGGTCCTGGAGTGGGTCGACGGGAGCGTGGACCGGGCGCGGGCTGCGCTGGAGGCCGAGAACAGCGGGAAGCAGCGGGTCGGCCTGACCTCCGACCTCGAGAAGATCTTGGCCGCCGAGGAACTGCTGTGACGGAGACCTGCCCGTTCTGCCGGATCGTCACAGGCGATGCGCCTGCCGACATCGTGGCTCGTTGGGATGACGCGGTGGCGTTCAGACCACTGAACCCCGTGACAGATGGGCACACGCTCGTCGTTCCTGTGCGACACATCCGCGACTACACCGAGATTCCCGCAGTGACCGCGATAACCGTGGCTCGCGCAGCCGTGCTCGCGTCGGAGATCGCTCAGGATTCGAACCTCATAACCTCGGCAGGCACGTCAGCAACACAGTCCGTGTTCCACCTGCACATCCACATCGTGCCGCGCCGTGAGAACGACGGACTCCATCTGCCGTGGACCGGCCAGAAGGTGGCGTCATGATCCTGGTCGCCCTCGTCTGTGGTCTGGTCGGCTTCTGGTTCTGGGCCGTCCTGAACGACGACACCGGAATCGCCCAGCCGGTGAATCACCTGCTGGAGAAACACCGCTACACGAAGAAGTGGATGGAGTGCCCGTTCTGCTCGGGAGCCTGGTTCGCCATCATCCCATCACTGATCCTGGTCCACGACTCGTGGGACGTGGCCCTGATCACCGCCTTCGCTGCTGCCGCCGTGACCGGCGTGCTCGGCGCGTACTTCGGAGACTGAGTCATGGCCTACACCCCGCCCGCCACCCTCGTCCGGGCTCAGCAGATCCAGGCGTGGGGATACTACGGAGCCTACGGAGCGGCGGCTGCGGCGGCGAGCGCCCAACCGAAGACCGCTGTCTACGGTGCCGTGACCGGCGGCTGCGAGGCCGTCGGTGAGGTCCGCTACATCGTGGGGTGGGCGTCGGACCAGATGTCCCGGATGCAGTGGGACGTCTTCGTCGACGGGTCCGCGGACTGGGAACTGGAGCTCCCGGACGGAACGAAGATCAAGTCGGGTGGTACGGGCGAGAACGACAGTTCGCACGCGAAGGCCTCGGCTGAACTGCTGAAGTCCATCGACTGGACGACGGGCATGGTCCGTCTGGTGACCACGAACCTGTACGTCGCCGGCGAGATGTTCTACGTCTACCTGGACAAGTGCTGGCGGGTGGTGTCGGTCATCCACCCCGACCAGACGTCCATCTTCAAGGATGCGGAGCACGTCGTCCGGGGCCTGTGGCCCAGCCCCATCGACCCGATCATGCCGGACGCCCCACTGTTCGGGGTGCTGTCCATCCTGGCCGACATGGACTGGCTCCAGCGGTTGTCCCGTGCTCAGTCCGCGAACCGGGTGGGGATGCGCGGCATCCTCGGCAGCGCCGACGGCCTGAACTTCGCGGGTGGCGGCGACTTCTGGGAGGAGTGGGACAAGAGCCTGCGGGCCAAGATGCAGGACCCGACCGACGTGGGGCCGGTGCATCTCCGAGGCGCGAAGGAACTCGTCGAGCCGATGGCGAGTGGCCGGGGCATGGGCGGTCTGTCGTGGGTGGTCCCCGACTTCCCCTACGACGCCCGCATCGAGGGTCGCATGGAAGCCATGATCCACCGGCTGGCCTACGGCCTACCCATCCCGCCCGAGATCCTGCTGGGCCTGAGCGCTCAGTCGCGGGCCACCGCCTTCCAGGTCGAGGAGAACTCGTACCGGGCGCACATCGAGCCACCGGCGAACATCGTGGCTCAGGTGGCGACCGACGTGTTGAACACTCTCTTCGAGGACGTGGAGATCACCGTCAAGCCGGACGCCACCTTGCTCCTCGCCAAGAGGTCGACGGTCCAGGACGTGAAGGACGCCTACGACCGGAACGAGGTCAGCGGTGACTATCTCCGTCAGGTCCTCGGCATCCCGCAGAACGCCGCCCCGTCCGAGGAGGAGCGGGCACGCCGCCAGCCCATCGGCGTGGACAAGCCGGAGAACCAGGACCAGGGCGGTCACAGCCCGACCACGGAGACTCCGCGGCAACGGGCTGCAAGGGCCGACCGGGAGGACCCGAGCGGTGCCCCTGCTGACCAGAAGGACCTGGACCCCACCGTCCTTGCGGAGTGGCGGGGGAAGATCGACGTCGCCACATTCAGGGCGCGGGACCGGCTGGGTGCCAAGGCTCGCACGCACAAGTCGCTGAGAGACGTGCTTCCGCACGATCTCACGAACGACGCGGTGCCTGCTCACCTCGGTTTGCAGGCTCTCGAGTCCGCAGGACTGGATGTGGCGTCTGTCGTGTCCGACAGCCTGCTGTTTCTCGGCCCACGCTCGTGCGCGGGGGACAACTTCGTGGACGGGTTGACCGAGTATGTGCTGGCAACCCTGGACAGCGCCGATCCGGTCCCTCTGAGGGACGACGTGCTTGCAAATCTGCTGCAAGGGCTTGCAAATCCCGTCCTCTGACCCCTACGCTGCGTCCCATGGACGTCTTTGCACTCCTTGCGGCCTTGGAAGATGCTCGTGATACCCGAGGAGCGGGCATTCCGCTCTCGTGGAGCGAGATCGCGGAGGAGATGGGGATCCATCAGGCCGCGTTCAGCCGTCTGAAGCAGGGCAGGCTCCCCGGCCCCCGCTCCCTGCGGGCGATCATGGACTGGCTCGAGATGGATGCCACCGACTTCCAGGTCGCAGGGAACGCCGACCTCCCCATCGGGGGCCGTGACGAGCCGTGGGACGGCGAGGCCGCAACGAACCGGGTGTTCGAGTGGGCCACCGAGGACAACGGGAACCTCGACCAGGACAAGCTCCGTCAGGCGTTCTTCTTCATCGACACGTCCATGGACCCGAATACCCGGCAGGCGTACAAGCTCCCCTTCACCGACGTGAAGAACGGTGCTCTGCACATCGTCCCTCGTGGGATGTCCGCGGTGTCCGGCGGGCACGGCGTCGACCGGATGACGGGCGCGACCTCCGCCGAGAAGCAGTCAATCAAGTCCAAGATCTGCTCCATCTACGAGCGGATCGTGGAGAAGTACGAGGACTGGCCGGACTGCCCCTTCAACTCGGACGGCACCCGCCCCGAGCGCCGGGAGCGTCGCAACGACAAGGATGGTGACGGCGTGGACTTCAAGGACTACTCGCCCGAGGCACGGAAGGCGATGGCGAAGGACGGGCGGGCGTTGCCCGACGGGTCGTTCCCGATCGCCGACTGCGGTGACCTGAAGAACGCGATCCAGGCCATCGGCCGGGCGAGTGACCCGGCCAAGGCGAAGGCACACATCAAGAAGAGGAAGCGGGCACTCGGCTGCGACGTCGAACTCCCGGACGGCTGGAGCACGGAAGAGGACCCCATGGACGAGCCGGCGATCGGCGACACCGACAAGAAGACCGCAGGCATCATCGGCACGGGCAGGCTGTCCGAGTCCGAGGATCCGCGCACTCAGGCTCTCGTGGCCCGCGTGCAGGAGCTCCTCCGCGAGGGTGCGGTGGCGGTGTCCATCAAGCACGACCTGACGCCCGAGGTCGCCGAGCGGCTGGCCGCGCTGGAGCCCAGCCCGGACGACGACGAAGAGACGATGATGCAGAAGATGAAGGAGGCGAACGAGATCTTCGAGAACGCGGAGATCCGTCCGCGTCACGTCGCCATCGTCGACACCGCCGCGTTCTCCAACGCCCGCCTCGCCCTCGACGAGGACGGCTTCGGTGTGTCCGGCCCGGTGACCTTCGAGGGGGTCTACACCGGCGACGTGCGGACGCTGAAGTACGGCAGCCTCCAGTGGGACGACGACCTGCTCCCCATCCCGATCATCTGGGACCCGGACAACAACGACCACGACGGCGTGGTGGTCGGTTCCGTCAGCGCCCTCGAGCGGGTCGACGGGATGACCACTGCGGTCCGTCCTGAGGCCGTCACCGGGGAAGACATCGAGGCGGTCACCGCCGCTGCGGGCACGTCTACCCTCCCTGCCGAGTACTTCGCCGACTTCCGTCCGACGAAGGCGGTGCCCCTTACCATCGGGGGTGAGGACGAGAACGGCCTGCGTCACGTGTGGGGCATCGCCGCGCCGAAGGGCGTGTGCCACCGAAGCGACATGGGCGCGTGCTTCCAGTACCCCGGCGATGTGGACCCGAAGCACCGTGGCTTCCACACCGGCCAGGAGATCACCCTGTCTGACGGGAGCAAGGTGCGTGTCGGTGCCCTGACGATCGGAGGGAAGCACCTGGACGCCAGCCTCGCCCGGCAGGGCGTGGACTTCCGCGAGGCGAACCGGCACCGCGATGACGCGAACACCGTGTTCGCGATGATCCGCGCATGGGAGACCAACTTCGGTCTCGCCATCAGCGGGGTAGTGATGCCGGGGGTGGACCGCGACACTCTGATGCGGGCACTGACGCTCGCACCCAGCGTGGAGCTCTGGCCCGCTGGCCGAGGCCGCACGCTGGTCGGCGTCCACCTTGTCCCGACTCCGGCGTGGCCGGTGGCTGCCAGCGCAGGCGGCGACGCCCAGGTCCTGACCGGACAGAGTCACGTCCACGTGGTCAATCCTGAGGGTGGTTTCTGCGCCGAGTGCGGAGAGGGCGAGCACTTCGACGACATGCCTGCTGACGAGCAGCCCGCCGATACTCCGGCCTCTCTGGACGAGGTCATGGCGAGCCTGAAGCGGATCGAGAAGGCCCTCGCCGTGCTGGCCGAGGAGGCTCTCACGGATGTCCCGCTTCCAGAAGATTCTCCTGGGGAGTAGCGCAACGCGCAATCACCCGCTACCCTTCGGTCTAATCGGCTCTGTGTAGAGCCACCTGGCGGTGGGCACCGCGTCCCGGATTCACACCAGACGCGAAAGAAGTCCACCATGGATCTCCAGCAGGCTCTCAGCATCCTGGGTCGGGTTGGCGCGGGAGAGACTCTCTCGCTGTCCGAGCTCACTCAGGCACGCGACGTCATCGCCCGTCAGCTCCACGCTCTCCGCGGTTCCGGCACTCCGGACCTCGACGCACTGACCACCCTCCGCGAGTCCTACTTCGCCGCCGACGCTGCCGTGAAGGCCGTGGCCGAGCAGCAGGAGGCAGCGATCGCCGACGTGGACGCCGCGCTGGCCGACATCCCCAACCCGGACGACGAGCCCGGTGACGGTGAGGACGACGGTGAGGACGGCGAGGACGGCGACGGCGAGGACGCCGGCGACGAGACCGAGAAGTCCACGAAGAAGGGCAAGATGCTCTCCGTGCAGGAGGCGGTCGCCCGCCTCGGCTTGAGCGGCACCCCTGGCACCACGACCACCCAGGTCCGGGAGCCCGACCTCGCGGCCACCGAGACCCGCGTGCTCATCGGCGGCGACGTCGTCCAGGGCGCCGACATCCGTGCGCTGGCCGAGGCGTTCCACGACTCCTCGAGCCGCAGCCTGAAGGCGGGCAAGGAGCGGGTCGCCCGCATCGAGACCTCGTACGCCGACGAACGCACGCTGAGCGGCAAGATCAACGCCGACACCCGGCTGGTCGACTCGTTCGTCAGCCCGGACGCCGTGGTCGCGGCGGGTGGCTGCTGCTCCCTGCCGCAGCCGATCTACAGCAACCCGGTCCAGGGCAGCACCGACCGCCCGATCAAGGGCGCGCTGCCGACGCTGGGCGCGACGCGGGGCAAGTTCTCGTTCTTCCCGGCCATCTGCCTCCCGGTGGACGGCTTCGGGGTCTGGACCTGTGACGACGACGAGGCCGTCGACGAGAGCGACCCGGACACCTGGAAGGTGTGCGCCGAGGTCGACTGCGACGACGCCGACGAGGTCGACGTCTACGCGGTCTACTCCTGCGTCACCGTCGGCAACTACCAGGCTCGGTTCGCTCCCGAGCAGTGGCAGGGCTACCTGTCCGCGCTGGCGATCCAGAACGCCCGTCGGGGTGAGGTCCTCCTGTTCGAGCAGATGCGGGATCAGGTCCTCTCGACCTACACCGTGAACGCTCTGGGCTCCACCTTCGCCAACACGGTGAACGGTGTCGGCACCGCCGCCGCCGCGCTTCGCCAGGACCAGCGCCTCGGGGACGTCCAGATGGACTTCTTCGTCAGCGAGACGCTGCTCACGGCGATCCGGTTGGAGATGCTCAACCGCCGGATCTTCTCCTCGGCGGTCGACGACCCCAACTTCGCGTCGAGCATGCTCAACACGGCGCTCAGCAACGAGGGCGTCAACGCGGTCTACTCGCAGGACCTGGACACGGTGACCTTCGGCAGCGGCGGCGACGACCCGCAGTTCCCGGCCACCCTCGGCTCGGTGCTGGCCCCGAACGGGTTCTTCACCTACCTCGACGGCGGCACGCTGGACCTCGGCACCGAGATCCGGGACCACAACCTCAACCGCCAGAACAAGGTCGCGGCCTTCGCCGAGTCCTACGAGGGTATCCTGGCCCGTGGGTGCAACGCCCTCGGCCTGGACATCCCGGTCGAGATCTGCGACACCGTCCCCTGCCCGGCCTGAATCGCCGGCTCGAGAACTAGGAAGGGGAGGCCCTGATGTCTCAAGGTCTCATGGAAGGTGCGGAGGTCGAGGTTGACGTCCGCTCTGGCGGCATCCTCGACCGTGCGCTTCCTGCCCCGCAGGGCTGGAGGCAGGGCCTCTCCCTCCCGTTCTACGGGTGCGGTGAGCCGGTGCTCCTGGACCGGTGTGCTGCATCCGATGACACGATCGATCTGCACGGGTCCGCTGTTGCGGAGTTCCAGCCGTTCGGCATCCAGCAGCACGCGTCGTGCAGCAGCCTGTCCAGGGTCGACCAGAAGAAGCACGCGACGGGGCGGCTCGACTCGACGTCCGAGTGGGCCGTCGCCCGTCAACTCGCCACCGACGCTCTCGGGTTGAACACCCCGTCCTTCGAGGACGGGACCAGCCTCGGGACCGTCGCGGGCGGGGACTTCGTCCTGGCCGTGGCAACTCTGGAGCAGGCGGCTGCTGACGCGGGCTTCGGGTCTCAGTGGTGGCTCCACGCGCCGATCAAGGCGGCGGCTTACCTCTCGGAGTCGCGGTCCCTGCTCGGGAAGGTCTCGCCGACCGGTGCGCCGTGGGTCATCAGTGTCGGCTACCCTGTTCAGGGAGCCACTACCATCCGTCTCTGGGTGACCGGCCCGGTGTGGGCGGCGATGGATGATGCCTTTGTCCTTCAAGACCTGGACCGTCGGAACAACGCCGACGAGGCTTTCGCCCAGCGCAGCGCGATCGTCGCGTTCGACCCCTGCATCAATTTCCACATCGATGTCACAGTTCCGGCCAGCCCGACCCCGTAGGAAGCGAGAACCACAATGGGAATCTGCACGACGCCCGATCTGGGGCGTATCAAGAAGGTCGGGCTCTTCCTGGCCGACGAGTGCCTCACTCCGCTCTACGGAGCCGACATGGGCTACCTCGACGACTGTCCCGCAGCCTTCGAGACCAGCGACAACGTGGACGACGGCGAGGAGTTCACTCGCCGGTGCGCCGACGGGTCGATCAAGCGGTACATCCCCGGCAAGAAGAGCCTCCAGTCCATCGAGGTGAACGTCGACCTCCACTGGCTCGAGCCGGAGTGGATCGCCAACGCTGGCGGTGCCACCGCGATCGAGCACGACAGCGAGGTCATCGGCTGGGCCGACGGCGTCAGCGATCGCTTCAACGTGATCGTGGTCGTGTGGCAGGAGATCCTCGGCGAGTGCGGCAGTGGCGTCATGGGTGACTTCGTCCGGATCTACCCGGTCAAGGGTGCGACGGTCACCGAGGAGGGCACTCCCGGCAGTGAGGACAACTACGTCCGCATCACCGGCATGACCTCCGACAGCCACAACCTCGGCTTCGGCCCGATCGAACTGGCGCTGGATTCGACGACCGGTGACACGGAGTGGCTGTCCGACCCGCTGGCGGACGGCACCCACCGTTTCCGGTTCGTCGGCGGCATGGCACCTGACGGTTGCGGCGCAGTCGCCACGGTCGATCCCGGCTCGGCCTGATCGGCAGGACACGATGACTCTCCTGAGCGAGACCTCGTGTCCTTGGCCCGTGGACACAGAGAGTTGCGGGCTGGCTGATCTCCAGCCGGACGACCCGGTCTACATCGCTTCCATCGCGACAGCCTCGTCCATCATGACGAGGCTGTCGGCGTACACGGTCGGACTGTGCGAGGTCGAGATCCGCCCGCTGAACCTATGCCGCGAGTGCCGGACGTGGTGCTGCGGTGGTACGGACGCGATCTACCTCGTCGGCCCGTTCAGCATCTCCGTCTGGGACGTGACCCGCGTTCGGCTGGGCGCGGACGAGTACCCGGAGTCGTCCTGGCGATTCGACCGCGAGTCGCGGATGTTGTTCCGAGTGCCCCCAGATGTCTGGCCTCTCAGGGACGAGAAGTGGTCGAACGCGGGTGAGGGTGAGGCTTTCGTCGTGGATGCTGAGGTTGGCACTCCGCCGGACGCGTGGGCGCTGGATGTCTGTGCTCGGCTGACGAAGGAGCTCTACCTGTCCTGCACTGGAAGCGGGAAGTGCCGCCTCCCCTCCAACGTCACTACGGTCACGGCGCAGGGCATCACTGTCCGGCTCCGGGACGACGAGGTCAACACCTTCATCCCCGAACTCGGTGCATGGGTATCCGCCGTCAACCCGCACGGCGCTCATCTGCCGGGTGCCGTGTTCAGCCCCGACCTGGCTGCGGCCCGTATGGGCTCTCTGAGCGGTCGCGGGGCCTGTTGTGCGTAGGTGTGCCACCCATACCCCGTGCGAGAGTCTGAGGGGCTCTGACGGGTCTCTGACAGGGTCGTTTGGGGGTGGGGCATGGCTGCCCGGCTAAACGATACGGCCGAGACGCTCCTGGCGTGTGTCGCGGACGCTCTCGCAGACGACCTACGTCCGGTGTGCAAGGTCTACCAGACGCACGGCATTCCCGTGATCTTCATGTGCTGCGAGTGCGCGGACGAGGAGTTGGGTGACGAGGCCAACGGCGAACTCAGCATTCACTTCCGCCGCCTCTTCGACGCGGATGCTTCCACGCTCAACGAGGTGCGTCGTGTCCGTCCGTGCAGAGGTGGGGTGACTGCTGCTCAGTTCCGGCTGGTCCTTGCTCGGTGTCGCCCCACGATCAACGAGAAGGGAGAGATCCCACCGCCCGAGGAGTTGACCGCGCACACGGAGGACCAACTCCGTGACGTGGAGTTGCTCTGGCAGAGCCTCGCCTGCTGCGGGATGGACGTCCGTATCGACGACGTCTCCGCTGACCTCAGCCAACCCGGCACCTGCTCTGTCACATACGTTGACCTGACGGTCCAGGTCCAGATTCCCGCGCTGCCGGTCGGCGAATCGTCATGATTGCTACGCTGCGGTCACCGTGGGCCGGGGGTTCTCCGCGTTCTCCCCGGCTCACGGGCTAATCGCTAGAACAAAGGAGAACAGCGATGACCGACGAAGTACGCCGTGACGTAGTCAAGTTGGGCCTCGACTTCCGGGCCATCCCGGTCGATCTGGGAGACGGAGTCGAGTGGGAGTTTCACCCGGACCCCTCGGCTGAGCAGTGGGCCACCCTCGTGGACGCGCTGAAGCAGTTCACGAAGTTCGAGGACGCCGACTTCGGGGGAGACGCCTTCAAGGAGGCTCTCAGCGCCTTCACGAAGGCGATGTCTGAGATGCTGGTTCGCAAGGAGCAGCAGAGGGAGTGGCTCAAGAAGAACTACGGCCTCGGCCCTCAGCAGGCGATCTCGGAAGCCTTGATGGGCATCTGGACGGGTTTCCCTACGACGCGGCAATCGCCGTCTGGGAAGGGATCGAAAGCAACTGGATAAGCCTGGTCACATCGTGGAACCTCAACGGTGTGCGGTGGAAGGAGTTCTCATTCGCAGAAATGCTCTGGATGGTACACCTGTCCACGATCGAGCGGCTCAAGGAAGACAAGCCGAATCAGGTGCGTATGTACCTCACCCAGACCAAGGACTACACTGCCTTGCGTGAGTGGGATAAGGCGCAGTTGAAGGACAAGTAGACGGAGGCGGATTCATGGCAGGCGCAGGCGGTGTCTACGCAGGAAAGGACGTCGTCGTTGTCATGGACCCGCCTCCCGTCGTCTACCTGAAGAGCTTCCACCCCGGCTCCGGTCCAGATCGCATGAACAGGCGACAGGCTGAGGACGTGGCGATCATGGCAAGGGATCTCGCTCCTGTCAGCAGCGGGTGGCTGAAGGCCAATATCCGCGCAGACCAGAACCGGAACGAGCGGGGCTTCTACACCTTCGGTCACAACGTCTATGCGGAGACTCCGTACGCCTACTACGTCCACGAGGGGACCGGTCCTTCTCCTCGTTGGCCGGACAGTCGCAAGGTGATGCATTGGCACGGGCGTCAGGGCGACTTCCCCTACCGTGACTTCGTCATGCACCCTGGAACCCCGGCGCAGCCGTTCCTCCAGGACGCGCTCGTAGCGATGGTGATCTGAGATGCCTTCGGGAACAGGAAGCGTCAAGGTCGGTTCGGCTTACGTCGAAGTCAACCTGAAGTTCGACGACAACTCGCTCGATCAGGTGGGCAAGGACATCAAGCGGCAACTGAGCGCACTGAACAAGGATCTCATCAAGGTCGGCCAGCAGAACGCGAAGGTCTACCGTGGGATCGGTCAGAGCGCGGTCACCGCGTGGCGGTCGTTCCTCGGTTCGGTCATCACTGGTGCTCCGCTCATCGGTGGTGCGATCAGTGGGATCGCCGGTGCTACGACTGAGTTGGCCGGAGCGCTCTTCTCCGTGGGCCAGGAGTCGGCAGCCTTGCTCCCCATCTTCACCAGCCTCGGTGTCGCGGGACTCACCCTCAAGATCGGTATGCGGGGCTTCGCTGCTGCGGTGTCCGAGACGAACCCGAAGGCACTCAAAGAGATGCTTTCGACCATGCCGAAGTCGATGCAGAACGCGGTGCTGGCGACCCGGAAGCTCTCCAACGAGATGCGGGCTGCCATCTGGCCGAAGTTGTTCGTCGGGCTGAGCGATGGTATCGAGAAACTCCGCAATACCGGAACGGTCCAGCGTGGCCTCGGCTTGATGGCTGATCAGTTGAACGGTTTGGCGAAGGCCGTCCTCAACTACGCCAACTCGAAGGAGGGTGTCGCTACCCTCAATCAGTTCTTCAAGAACAACGCGAAGGTGTTCGGTGCCTTGTCCAAGGTCGCCGTCCCGTTCCTTGATGGGTTCCTTCGTCTGATCAACGCGCTGTCACCCGCAGCCATCCGGCTTGCGAACAGCATCACCGGCGTCGCCAAGTCGTTCGACAAGTGGACGAAGGGTGCGGGCTTCGGCAAGCGGATCGACGACGCGATGAAGGGCGCAGCCAAGACGGCGGGCAAACTCTGGACGATCCTGGGCAACCTCGGCTCGGCGCTGATGAACATCTTCAACGCCGCGAACCCGTCCACGAACAACTTCCTCGACATGCTGATCCAGGTCACCCAGCGGTTCGAGGACTGGACGAAGAGCGTTGGCGGGCAGAACGCCATCGCGAAGTGGGCTGATGCCGCGAACGAGATGATGAAGCAGGTCGGCCACACCCTTGAGGCGATCTGGCCGGTCATGGTGAAACTCGCTGACCCCCGCGTGATGGGGAACTTCCTGGCGACGCTCGAGGGCGCGTTCAAGATCCTCAACAAGTTGCCGCTGGAGCAGATGGTCAACGCCTTCCTCAAGGTCTCGGACGCGCTTCAGCCGGTCAGCAGTTTCTTCCTCGCCGTCATCATCGCCGGTGCAGCCTTCAACATCATGATCGGTAGCCTGATCGGCCAGATGGGCGGCCTGTTCAGTGTCATCAGTAGGATCGTCCAGTTCAAGATCGTCACCAAGATCCTCAAGGACATGGGTGGTCCCACCGGGGAGGCGGCGAAGAAGGTCGGACTGTTCCGGCGGGCCTGGGAGGCTATCCTCAAGATCTTCGACAAGTTGAAGGGCGGCTTCGCAAGGGTCCTCGGCTTCTTCGGGAAGACCGGTGGGGAATCGGCCGGGGCGGCATCCAAGATGGGCAGACTCACCTCTGTCTTCTCGAAGTTCGCGCCTCTCCTCGAAGGGCTTGCGAAGTTCGCAGGCTTTGTCGGCCTTGTGGTCTGGATCGGCATCCTCATCGCGAAGTCCAAGGACCTCCAGTCCAAGTTGGGAGAACTCTGGGATTCGATCAAGGGTGTGTTCTCTTCACTCGGCGGAGCCTTCAGCGAGATCGCTACAGCGCTCAAGCCTCTTGCTCCTGCTGCGAAGGCCACAGGTAAGGCTCTCGGCTTCATCTTCGACATCCTCGACAAGATCGCCACGCTGGCTATCGGGGTCGTCCTCGACATGATCATCTACGGCTTCAAGTCGCTAGGCAAGGTGATCGAAGGTCTGGGCCACATCATCGCCGGCCTCATCACCCTGCTGATCGGCCTGTTCACCCTGGATTGGGGCATGATGTGGAAGGGCCTGAAGCAGATCGCTTCGGGTATCATCCCACTGCTCGAGGGGCTCGCTGGCCTGTTCATCACGTTCTTCACTCCTGCGAAGTTCTTGAAGTGGGGGCTGTTCGCCCTGAAGGGTCTCGGCGCGGGGATGAAGGCAGCCATGCCCGAGATCCTGGCTGGGCTCAAACGATTCATCCCCATCGTCCTCAAGTTCTTCGTGGAGTTGGCTCCGAAGTTGCTGAAGTTCGGTGGCGAGGCGATCATGGCGCTGGGCAAGGCTGTCGTCAAGTACGCGCCGGTCGTGCTGAGGGCGGTGGGCCGTATGGTCGCCTCTTTCCTCCGCTGGTACGTCAGCCTGCCTGGAAAGATCTTCCGGTATGGTGCCGACGCGATGCGGAAGTTGGGGAGCGCCGTCGTCAGGAATGCCCCGAAGGTGATAGCAGCGGCAGGCCGCATGGTCGTCGCCTTCCTCCGCTGGTACATCACTCTTCCCGCGAAGTTGTTCCGCCTCGGTGGCGAGGCTGTCTCCAAGTTGGGGACCGCCATCAGCCGGGGGATCGGTGCCCTGAGGCGCATCGCGAGCGACATCGTCACTTCGGTGGTGGGCATCATCAGGGGCCTCCCCGGGAAGTTGCTCAGCATCGGCGGCGACCTCTTCAACGCGGGGAAGACGCTGGGCAGCAAGATCCTCGAGGGCATCCGCGCCGGTATCTCCGCGATTGGCGATATGGCCGGAAGCATCGCGGGGAGCCTGAAGACCGGCATCAACAACGCGATCGGGCTGCCCAAGACGCTTAGTTTCAAGGTGCTGGGCAAGTCGATCGGGTTCACCATCCCCGGCTTCGAGAAGGGCGGCATCGCTCCAGGCGGCATGGCCCTCGTCGGCGAGGGTGGTCCCGAACTCGTGAACCTCGCCCGTGGGTCGCGGGTCCACTCGAACGCCGACAGCAAGAAGATGATGAACAACATGCCCAAGACCCTGATCCTTCGCGTGGGTGCCCGCGAGTTCACGGCCTACCTCGAGGAGATCGCGGACGACCGAATCAATGCCGCGGACAACCTCGCGTGGCAGGGAGCCTGAGATGCCGCAGATCACTATCCCGCTGACGACCTACCAGATCAAGCAGAACCGACCCGCGTACCCCATCGGGTCGCCGGGCAACTTGGCCGTCCAGAACACGAACAACGCCATCCAGCGCGTGCTGGCCCGCGTCCCGATCGATCACGTTCCCGTGGGGGCCATCATCACGTCGGCGGTGGTCCAGTTCTGGACGGCTGCGGCCAAGTCGGGCGCGACACCCCTCCGCATCTTCCCGATCACCCAGGCTTGGAAGTCTTCGGTCACGTGGTCCAACCGGCCCCCGATCGGCTCCGTCATCACCACGACTTCGATCACCTCCCCGGTGGTGAACGCGCTCTACTCCTTCTCCGTCACGGCGTGGGCCAACTCCCGGAGTCGGAACGGCCTGATGATCGACACCACCCTCACTTCTCCGGTCAGCCTCCGGGGTTCGGCGGCGGCGGTCAACAAGCCTGTCATGGTCGTGGACTACTACACGCCGAACTCCCAGCCGACGGGCTTGTCCCCGCACGGCGGGGCGGTCTCGGTGCCCACACCCATCCTGTCCTACAATGGCGACGAGGACATGGATCACCAGCAGATTCAGTACTCGTCGGACGGCAGCGTCGCCGGCATCACGTTCGACACTGGCTCCATCCCAGCCGCCTCGGGACGCTACGATCCAGCCGCTTCGGGCGCTCCGGTGCTGACGCCAGGGCAGGTCACCTTCTGGCGTGTCATGACCACTGGAGGGGGCGGCACGAGCCCGTGGAGCCCGTGGGTGTCATACTCGTACCAGCCCATCGTTCAGCCGGTGATCGTGAACCCGCCCTCAGTTACCGACGACGGCAGCCCCGATGTGAACTGGACGGTGGCTGATCAGGTGTCGTGGCAGGCCGAACTCCAAGATGGTGGGGTCATCATCGCGAAGTCCGTGTGGGACGTGGATTCGACGACCCGTGACTGGTTCCCGGCGAAGGGCGTGAAGGTGCCAGGGGGCCACGGAAGGATAGTCCTGAGGACTACCGACTCCATCGTTCCGCGTGTGGCGGCAGAGGGCGCACCTGTCTGGTCGGTCACGGTGAAGGAGTTCGACACCGTCCACACTGGCAACGGTCCTGTCGTCACGAATCTCGCAGTCTCGTTCAGCGACCCATTCCCCGTCATCACCGGCACTCGCACACTTGGCATCCCCGACGACATCGCGTTGATACGCGACGGGGTGGCGGTCACGATCTGGGACGCAGACGGCAATCCCACTCATTGGGCTCCTGGCACTGACTTCTTCACCGGCACGAACTTCGCCATCCGGGACCTCACCGCGGATCTCCGCGTGCCGCACACATGGTCCGTGCTGACCCGGATCAATGGTGTCACCTCGGCTATCGGTCCCGAGGTCACGGAGACCTTCTCCACCGGCAGCGTGTGGATGGTGAATCCGCGGACGGGCAGTAAGGTCGAGATCTTCGGGAACGACGATGTGCCTGCTGTGGCACAACTTACGGAGGAAGGGTCCATCCTCCACACTCCGGTCCACGGCAATCTCATTGTCGAGCCGGTGCGTCGCAGGCTGATGCGGACCACCCGTTCGGGCAGCATCGAGGGCCTGGTCCTCAACAGCCATGAGGGCAGGCTCAACTCGTGGGCGCTTGCCGACTCGGGGCTGCACTACCGGCTCATCTTCGGCAAGGTCAACTGGCCCATCATCTTCGGCGACTACAGCCCGACCGACGTCTTCTACTCTCACCCCGATCCTGAGTGCGACGACACCCTCGTCCTCATCCTGCTCAACTGGTGGGAAAGGCTGGACGACTAGCGATGCAGCATCAGGGTCGAACTCTGGCTGCTCGCACGGCCTACCACGAATACCTTCAGTCGGACCACGACTTCCGCGTGTGGTGCGACGTGCTCACCATTGAGCAGAAGTACATCGGGACGCTGGACCTGCTCGACGGGCAGATGAACTACTCCAACGGAAACGACGGGCCGTGTCGTACGGGGTCTGTCACATTGTCCGATCCCGAGGGTGCGCTGAACTACGGGTCGGACTACATGCGCGACCCGAAGGGCATGCTCTGGATCAACCGGCTGCTCCAGGTCTGGCACGAGGTCACCGTCCCGGGCTATGGCGACTTCACCACGTCCTGCGTCGTGGGGCTGCCCACGTCAGTCTCCCGCTCGGGCGCGGAGGTCTCCCTCGAGTTCGGGGACAAGTCGCTGCTCGCCGACCACGGTGTCCGTCCGCGCTCCTACAAGAGGGGCGCTCAGGTGGACAACGTGCTGCGCTCGATCTTGAAGGACTGCACCGGAGAGAACCACATGCGGATCCCCAATACCAAGAAGACCCTGAGCCGCGCCTACGCGGTCGGGATGGGCGAGAACTCGTTGACTCCGTGGGATGCGTTCAAGCGCATCGCCGAGCAGGAGATGGGCTGGCGAGCCTACTACGACGGACTCGGCTGGGCGGTGGCCGACGCGACCTCGGATGCCAAGAATCCGGTCGAGATCCACTCGATGCTGGCGCTCCCCGCAGCGGCAACCTCCTTCACTGACTTCTCCAACTACGTGCGAGTCACCAGCCACCGCACCCCGGTCAACAAGAAGTCGACGAAGAAGATCGATGAGTCCCGCGTCCACTACACCTACGACAGCATCGTCGCGTTGCCGAAAGGCAACGAACTCTCGGAGCAGAGCCTCAATCGCAACGGCTCTCCGCGGACCATGCCTCTCGTGATTGTCAACGATGACCTCAAGACGCTGAAGGACACCCTGACCGCAGCGACTAATCAGTTGAAGGACCACTCGGGCTTGGCCGCGGACAAGACCTACGAGATCATCCCGATGTTTCACCTCGACCCCTTCGATCATGTCAGGTTGCCAGAGGGGGTGGGTAGTGTGATGCTTGCCGGTGGGTCCTCGGTTCCGTTCGGCACGAGTGGCAACATGACCATCGGCGCTCACAAGTGGGTCAGCAAGCCGTCGAAGGTCCGGCGGATCAAGTCGAAGACGACCGTGAAGCGTGACAAGAAGAAGGGTGGGAAGAAGAACTGATGGGCACTAACGGTCTTCTCACCGACGTCCGCTGGGAGTGGACGGGCACCGAGGTTACCACGGACCTCGTCGCCGGCACGACCGTTCTGCCCGTTCTTGACCCCCTGTCCGTCACGGCTGATGAGGACGTCTGGATCGCCGACACCGGCCCCTACACGATCGCCGATACGGACGTGGACGGGTCCACCTTCACCCTCACGTCTGGGCTCCAGATCGACGTGGACAGCGGGACTGAGGTGGC